TGTTGGCCGCGATGTCATACCGGTCCAGCAGGGCGCCGCCAGCACCTCGGAAGGAGTAGAGGTAGCGGCCGTTCTTGATGGCGCTCTCGTTGTTCCAGTCCGCCGCGGCGACGCTGTGAATCCAGTGTCCCGACATGCCGGTGCCAGGGGCGCCACCACGCGCCACACCTGGCGTCAGCGTCGTCCAGGTGTTGGCGCTGATGCTGTAGCGGTACAGCGTGACGGCGTTGTTGCCCAGGTAGTAGAGGTAATCGTCGTTGCCTTCGATGCTGTACTCGCTGGTGGCGTCGGGCGTCACCGTCCAGGTGGGGACAGTCAACGTGGTGCCGGTGTTGCTGGTGATGGGGCGGATCTGCCCAGCGCCCGTGCCGGCGCTGATGCGAACCTGAGAGTTGGCCCACTGGTTCGTGGCCCACGTCTTCGCACTGTTTACCAGGGTGGTGCCGGTGGCTCCCGTGGCGGTGCCGGTGGCGAAGCTCTTGAAACCGCCATCGACCCAGGCCGGGGTGCCGCACATCTTGCCGTCAGTGCCCAAGCTGGCCGGCAGGCCGGTCTGCGACAGCGTGGTCCAGGTGTTGGTGGCGAAGTCGTACTTTCGGAAGCTCCCCGCCGCCAGCGTACCGGCGCCGACCACGAAGAACACCGGCGTTTTCAGCCGGTACTGGCTGGTGTTGTTGAACGCCACTGCCTCGGCGCCCTCAAACGTGATGACCGCGTTCGCTCCGATGGTGTTCGACGCGATGGTCTTCAGCTTGCCGGCGTTGGTGCCGCCCGTGAAGAAGACCGAGTAGCCGCGCAAGTCGCGGGCCAGGGTCTGATTGGTCGTGATGCTGGTAGTCGTGCCAGCGGTTGCCGTCAAACTGGAGGCGCCGACGGTGGTGCCGGTAGAGAAGCTGCCGGCCGTACCCGAGGCGCCCGCACCGAACGTGCCGGCCAGGGCGGGCGAAGGCACCGCGACAAAGCCGTCTTCGCTGGGGTTGCAGAGCTGCGCCAACGTGTTGCTGGACACCAGCAACTGCTGCTGCCGGTAGTGGCGGCTGCTGATGATGAAGTGCGCGGCGGCTGTAGCCTGGGGCGCAATGGTGACGAACTCCCAACGCTTGAGGTCGAGGAGTTTCCTGTTTCCGTTGGTGGTTGGCATGTCAGGTCACCGAAATGTTGCGGCGCAGGGAGTCAGCGCCAAGTCGCATCAGCGACGGGATTTGCTCGGTTGCCGCGAGGCCGCCGATTTGGGTTTGGTTGGTAAGAGTGGCAAGAGTTGTCACGCTGCCCACGGTGGTGATCGTGGCCAACGTCAGGCCGCCGCTGATCGCGTCGATGGCGACCCGCATGCGCGCTGCGGTGTCGGGCTGCATCTGGCCCATCGTGCGCGTGAGCGCCTGGACCCCCATTCGCAGGGCCTCCAGAGCCTCGATGGCCTCTCCGTAAAGAGCCATCGGCATCGGGTTGGCCTGCGATGCGGGCGTCGGCTCGCCGCCTTGCAGGTGCTCGATCAGCGCCTTCTGGTGGTGCGCCCCGCCGCCGTCCTGGTCGGTGGCGACGTTCGCCCCTGAGCCGGGGGTGTAGCCAAGAGTTGATGCGGTCATGCTTCAGGCCTCAAGCCGGGTTGGGCAGCGTCACGTCAAAGGCCCCCAGGCTGAACGTGTTGCCGTTCGTCACGCCCTGGGAGGACTGCAGGTTGTTGGCCGCCAGCAGTCGGCTGTTGGTCGCGTCAACGACGGCGTAGTGGCTGGCCGTTCCGCTGGCCGTGACGTTGCCGCCCGTGATGGCCGCGACCGTCACCTTGCGCCCCGCGGGCGCAGACGAATCGGCCGGCGCCCCGATGCTGATGCCGGACTTGTTGCCCAGCGCCAGGGTGCTTGTGGCCTGGGCGAAGGTGCTCGGCTCCGAGCTGCAGATATAGACGTGCGTGGCCTCGGTATCCAGGACGTTCAGTCCGAGGTCCAAGACGCGCGGGTTCAGATAGGACATGGTGCTCTCCTTGTTCGCTTACTTCACTGCGCCGTCGGTTTCCTGAACCTCGGCGCTCACGATGTTCCCGTCGGCGTCTCGCTTGACGACGACAGACTTCTTGACCTCTCCGGTCTTGGCGTCCACCTGGACGTTGATGGTCACGGGTGCGGCCGGGGTAGGCGCCGGGGCCGGCGCTGGTGCGGGAGTCGGCGCAGGCGCGGCGGGCGCCGCGGCGGCTTTCTCCTTGGCCTGGATGTCGCGCTCGCGCTGGGCCATCTCCTGCTGGCGCAGCTTCTCGTCCATGGTCTGCTGCATCTGTTGCAGGCGCTGCTCGATGGCTGCCAGCTTGCGGTCGCTCGCGGCCTGGATTTCGGCCACGCGCGCCTTGGCATCCGCGTCGATCCTGGCGGTCTCCAGCTTGGTGTCCGCCTCGCGGTTGATCTGCAGCGTGCGGTTGGCAAGCTCGGCCTGGGCCTTGCGCAGGGTTTCGCTGAGCCGGTCGATCTCGGCCGATGTCTCGGCCCGGACCTGCATCATCGCGTCCTGCATGGCGGTCTGCGCCTGGGCGTCGCCTCCTGCGCCGACCATGCCCGCCTCGGCTTCCATCTTGGCGGCCTTGGCGTTGAGTTCGCGCACCTTGGCGCGCTGCTCATCGAGCGCCGCCATTGCCATTTCGCGCTGGACCTGCATCGCCTCGGCCTGGGCCATGGCCTGCTCTTCGGCCTGCTGCTGCTCTTCGGGCGTCGGCTCCTTGTCGGGGTCGCGCTCGCCTGTCAGCTTGCGAATCTGCCCGGCGATTTCCGACTTGTTGGGCAGGTCGGAGAACTCCATGGCAATCGTCAGCACGCGCAGGCTGACCTCGGGAGGCAGCCGGGACGCGAGGTTGTTCAGGCTCTCGAACATGACTTGTCGCAGCGTGCCGGCGTAGTCCTGCTCGGACACCACGAAGTCGGCCATCGAGGCGGTGATGTCGTTGAGGTAGCGCACGGACCCGTCCGGCTGGACCTCGGGCACGTTGACCTTGACCCACTCAATCGCGCCCTTCGCGCCGGTCAGGCGGATGACCTTTTCCTCGGTGTACCACTGCTCCACGAGGGAAAGCTGCTTCTCGCCCTGCACCTGGACGCCGAAGCGCAGGTTGTCGAACGGCTCGGTGGTGACGACGCTGCCCTGCAGTTGCCGGGCCTTGATCGCCTCGCCGGACACGGCGTTGGTCTGCCGGCCCATGTTCTCGTCCGCGACGCCGGCCGACCGCTGGATGGTGGACTGGGCCAGTTCCATCATGCTGATCTGGCCGGTCGCCGCGTCCGTGTCGCGCTTGATCTCGACCTTGCGCCCAGGCTTGGTGACGATCAGGCCATCCGGCCGATCGGCCTCGTCGCGCAGCAGTTCCCAGTCGTCGGTCGCGCCTTCCTCGGCGATGACCTGATTGGTGTTCAGCATGAACAGGGCCTTGGACGCCCGCTTGTTCAGGTCTTGCTGGATGTCGCGCACGCGGCGGATCACGCCGTAGGGCAGCCGGTCCCTGGAGCGGCGGTAGCACCAGATCGGCGTCAGCGTGTAGCGGTTGTGGCGGTAGGGGCTGGGCCCGTACCCCAGCATGTATTGCTCGGTAAAGACCGCGATGTGGACGCGCATCATCATGCGGTCCACCAGCATGCTGCCGGACCTGCCGACGGCATCGCGCAGCACCGAGTCGCGCGCCGTCAGGATCGCGCCCTTCATCGGGCCATCGGCCACCACGGTGACGCGCGCAGGGGTGCGGTACTGGGCCTCGATCAGCTTGACGCGGCGGCGCTTGGCGTCGGCCAGGGCCCCGACGCCCGTGGCCAGCAGGGTGCCGGTCTTCAGTTGGGTCAGGTCGTGGGCGGTGTACCACGTATCCTCTTCCCAGCCGTCGGTCGTGTAGTTCGTCGCCTCTTCAGTGGCGGACCGAATCTGCGCGGCCCGGTTCGGGAACATCATCACGGCGATGTCCTCGTCCACCCACCTCCAGCGGAACAGGTAGCGCGCATCGCTCAGGTCAGGCTCGTAGGCTGCGGAGTCCCAGAGCACATTCCGCCAGTCCTCGTACTTGGAATAGAGGATGTCCTGCGTCGGATCGTCGCGGGTGCCGTCGTCCATCCAGCCCACGCCAGCCTTGAGCGCATCCGCGAAGGCCCTGGAGCGGGTGAACGGCACGCGGTTGATGTCGCTGACGTACTTGAGAACCTTGGTCTTGACGTCGGCAGCGGCCACGTCGTCCTCGGTGCGCGGCAGCACCTTCCAGTCCACGCGCGAGCGGCGCTCGGTGCCGATCAGCCAATCGACCATCGGCGCAACCTCGTTGTAGACCAGGGGCACTTGCCCCCGATCTCGCAGGACCGTGGCGTCTTCCGGGTCCCACTGCAGGTTGTCGTAGAAGTCGCAGTCACACGCCATATCTAGCCTGTTGAGCGACTGCTTTT